GAACATTCCATCCTGCTATGTGAGTTGTTTCTGGAACATACACTGGTAATAATACTTTATCGCCAATCAACTGACTGTATAACGGATCATTCTTGTCAATAACAAACTGATGATCAATGTAAGTGTTGATCCATTTCTTCAACCATTCAAGATGACGGAAGTCTGTTACCATACCAGTTGGATCTAATTCGCCAGTTGGACTTTTTAGATAAACCTGCATCTTGCCTTCATGTCCATGTAGGTGACGACAAGCACACTTCAAGTCCGCCGCATATTCACCATTTAGTTTCTGTGTCCAAACTCTGTGTCCATAACAGAATTCAAATGTTTTATCAATTATATGTGCCATATTTTTCCTTTATATTACTATTATATTTAGGTTTTAGTTTAAAGTCAAATGTTTTTTGCACTGTCCAATATACTTTCTAGTTTAGCTTGTCTATCCAATAATTTGAAAAACAATGCTAGAGTATTAGCCGCATCTACATCTGCCCTGTGCGCCGCGCCTTTGAAATGCAGTTTAAAGTAGCCCATTGCTGACGCTAATCCACCACTAGGTGCTTTACCGCGTGTCAGCATCAAGTATGTGTACCAGGTCTTAACATCTATCCAACGACGGCCAAAATGCGGAAATTCAGCGTGGTTTTTGCAGAATTCTGCCAATAATTCCACACTATCACCACCGCCCCAAGTCACTGGATTGATAAAGCACTTATGCTCTTTGATCAGGTCACTGAGCTCACGGGCAACATGTTCATGACTGTATGCTTCTGCACGTATGTCACTGTCAGTTATACCTGTTAGATCATTGATAAACTCGCTGATAGGTTCTTGTGGATCTATATACCATTTACGGACAACATAGTCTTCAAAGCGTGTGTTCTTATCACCTATAGCCACACCAACCTGTATGATCTTACCACTTGGTTGATTAAGTTCTAGATCTAATGCTAGGAACTTGCTGTCTGCTATCATGCATAATCTTTCTGCGGGTAGCTAGCAGTCAACCATTCGGCCATGTTGCTAGCATTTTCACTTAGTTTAATTAGGTCATACTTACCACAGAACTTTAAGAATTGAGCACCTATCATAGGAGCATTCTTAGGCACCTGAGCAACAGCAATAGTTTCTGCAATCTTTACTTTGATATCATCTGGTTGAGCTGTTAAGTCTACCAGAGTAACATTACGTTGGTAGTCATCTAATACTTTATGCTCAACACCATTATGGTCAACCCAACGCTGTAGCATCAGGTTGTTCCAATTATAACCTTTGGTATTACGATCAGCATAGGCTTCTTCAAGTCCTACCTTGTTCTTACTACCTTTGGTGCGCACGCCTGGAAATGCGGAAAATACGTTGTCTGTAGGATCACCACGCATACACTTTTCAAAAAGTATAAACTTGGGATCAGGAATCTTCTTAGGCTCTTTAGTTTTTTTATCTATTACAGGTTTGCCCTTCTTATCGAAGATGCCCTGTAGTGTGTGTAATTCATCACTGATACCGTTATATTGATTTACATTATCAGCGAGTAGTTGATAAAAATCAGTATCGCTACTAACAATAGTGTGATGATCACCAGGGTGCGCTTGGATAAAACCTGCGATGAGATCATCTGCTTCGAGCTCTTGGTGTTGTAGGACCGTACAATTCGTTCTTTCTGTAATGAATGTCTTGAGCGCATCAAATGTCTCCCAAAATAACTTGTCTTCTTCCTGTTCCGTTTCGGTAAGTGCCGCACGTGCTACACTACGGTTTTTCTTATAGGGTTCGTAAAAGTCTTTGCGCCAACTGCGCCCTTCTAGACAGAATATAACATGATCAGCCTTTTGATCACGATATGCTTTATTGATTGATGCTAGGGTTACATGGATAGCAAAACCCAGCTTGTCCCAAGTATCTGCTTGGCGATGTGCTGAATGTCTTGCTCTAAAGAATGTGTTTGCTGTGTCTACAAGTAAGTATCTCATGTAAACATTATACTTTCAATTAAGAGAAAAGTCAACTAACTTCCGTTCTACCGTTACCTAAATCTCTACGGTTGCTCGGACGATTATCTGGATCGGCCTGCTCTTGTTCATAGTTTTCCATGACTACATTTTGGCAAACACTACGGAACCAATTGTCTACTATGTTTTGGTCTGTTTTACCTTGATAACCAGCACGTATCAAATTAGCTACAAATTTGTCATTCCAATCTAATTCAAAACTACCTGCACCTGGGTTATCCTTGTCGATATCGATACCAAGTACTTCTACCCAAGGTTCACCAGCTTCGGTGGCCAATTCCTTAGGAGTCTTTTTGGTTTTGTGCTCTTTAATAACCGCAGGTTCTGGTTTGGTACCAAACAAGCTATTAATTAATTTCTTTATCATATTAGTCCTTGAATAAATCCAACTCTTCCCAAGGTAAACCAGGTTTACCAAAGTGACCATAGTTAGTTGTGCTACTGTAGATTGGGCGGAATAAATCAAATCTATTAATAATGCCTCTAGGTGTTAGATCTACATTAGTAGTTATCCATGTAGTAAGCTCGAAATTATTTCCATCGCAGTCAACATATACACTCATTGGTTGTTCTACGCCAATCGCGTAGGCCAATTGTACTGTAGCATATGACGCCTTACCACTGGCTACGATGTTCTTGGCCAAGTAACGTGCCATGTAAGCCGCACTACGATCCACCTTGGTAGGATCCTTGCCGCTAAATGCACCGCCACCATGTGGGCAACTACCGCCGTAGGTATCAACAATAATCTTACGTCCTGTTAGGCCAGTGTCACCATCTGGTCCACCGATAACAAAACGGCCAGTTGGATTGATTAAAAATTCTGTTTCATTAGTGATAAGTTCTACAGGTAAGATAGTTCTAATAATGTTTTCTACATTGGCACGCACGGTCTCAATGTCTGTTTCTTCTGTGTGCTGTGTTGAACATACGATTTTAGCAGCATGACTAACAGAATGATCATCGTTAAACTTTAATGTTACCTGACTCTTAGCATCAGGTCCTAACCAAGTAGCACCTTCTTTGCGTAACTTTGTTAATGCTTCTACAATCTTGTGACTGTAGTAGATAGTTGGTGGCATGTAATTGGGTGTTTTGTTTGTGGCATAGCCAAACATCAGTCCTTGATCGCCAGCACCAAATGTGTCTGTGCCTAGGGCAATGTCTGCTGATTGTCCATGCATATAGTTTTTAATATCAACAGTTTCCCAATGGAATCCTGTTTGCTCGTAGCCAATGTCACGGATGACACGACGCACAGCATTTTCAACTTCTAGATGATTGTAAATACCTTTGTACTCACCAGCTAGGATCACCTGATTAGTTGTTACTAGCGTTTCGCAAGCACAACGATAGGCAGTATTGCCTTCTCGCATCATTAAATCTAATACCGCATCCGATATAGCGTCTGCTACCTTATCTGGATGCCCTTCACTTACTGATTCTGATGTAAATAAATAACTCATATTTTCCTTTTATTTGCCCCAACTGTTTCCCCAAAGGTCAACATGTAACCTTGGGCTATAATAATAACCACGACGCATAGCTTCATCAGCTACATTAAATTTATTACCATCGTAGACCTTAACCACACCACCTACTGGCATAATATAAACTACACCTTTGAATTTTGCTTTACGATATTCTGCTACAGCACGATCTACTTCATCGAAATCTTTTGGGTTTTCAACTACAAACTTAAGATAAGTTGTGCCAACCTTCTCATAGCTCTTAACAATCTCAGGTTTAACAGCATCAGCCCATGTTTCACCTGACGCACTTAATTTAGCACTAACACTGAATGTTATCTCACGGCTACCACGATTCCATAGTTTCAAGTACTTGGCAAAGTCTTCATGTAGTTCTTGAGTACCATTTGTTTCAAATGTTAAATTCTTTAAGTTATACATATCTGGGTGACTTAACAAATCTGGATATGCACGTTGCCAACCTAGCAATGGCTCACCACCTGTGATAACCAAATGTGTATCGTTACCATTGGGCATGATCCAACTGTTGCTAGGCACCAAGTCCAACATACGCTCGACTACAGCATCGGTAGTTAACAGTGGACTAAAGTTCTTAAAACGAGGATCCCAACTTGCATAACTATCACAGCCGGTATTAACTAACGGAAGTTCCTCATAGATACGATATTTTGTAGGATCGATGAACTCACGTTCAGTACTCATCTGTGTGCGATCCTTCATACCAAATCCACCACAGGTAAAGTTACATCCAAAGGTTCTTAAGAACACACTAGGCACACCAATAAAGCGACCTTCACCTTGTGCCGAATAGAATATCTCACTGACTTTAAGTTTACTCATATAAGCTCGACCATTTCTTTAGTTTTTCTTTTTTGTTTGCGTTAGCAACATTAATGTTATTTAGGTCAACAACACCTTGCTCAACTAAAATATCTATTAAAGCCAAGACATCACCAATTTCCATTTCTAAATTAGCTCGCTGTGTGTTACCTGACTTGTGTTCGTTATCTATACCAAAGCGATATATCTTACTAGCCGCTTGGATAACTTCAGCGCACTCTTCCTGTAAGATAATCAATGCTTCTTGCGTTTTGTTAGCAATCATCTGATTAAACCGTATACATAAATTAAAAATATAATAGCGTTAAGTGTCCACAGTTCTGGTTTCTTCCAAATGATACCGGTCACGATCCAAAACAAACAGGCGATAGACAATATAATAATGTTGAGTGGATAGACATCAAAACTAGTGAATACTACTCCAACAACAGTGATGACATTAGCCAACCATCCTATTAGTTTACTATTATTTTTGAAAAATTGCAAGACTATCTTTCCCATGGATAAACGATCCAAACATCTTCTTCGGCTTTGTTTATTTCCACAGCACTATAGTTGACCTTGCGGCTAAACTCACTGCTTAGATTATCAAATAACACAGCAAAACGAACATTGTTGCCCCAGATGTCATTCCACGCTGTGTCATTGGGTAGATTAATACCTTGCCAATCTTCAATGATCCAATCAAGTGTAGCACCAGTATCGTTGATGTCATCTAAGATCAAGATGTTTTTACGCAGTGCTGGATCACTGGTGGGTTCATCTTTGGGTCTAGGAATTTCACTAGCACTTAAATATCCAAATGCATCTTCTGCCATCCAGCAGTTACTTTCGCCACCCTCGCCATCACGTAGAGCTACTTTTAATGTTTCCATTGGTATGTCTAACATATGGCTCATATAAACCGCGGGAACAAGTCCTCCGCGGGTAAGTCCTACGATATAATCTGGACGCCAATTGTCCTTGTACATCTGATATGAGATTTTATTAACGTATTCTCTAATCTGTTGATCATCTACGTATAACTTTTTCATTGCTTATCCTTTATATGCTCTGACACTTCTAATCTTATCGCCCGCAAACTCGATCACATCGACTACTTTTAATACAGTAGTTACGCCATCATTATCATAGACGTCGATTGATATCTCTGCGGATACAGTGTTATCATCTTGATATAACTTTAATGGAGTAACTGTGATCGTTTCTACACTGTCAAATATATTTTTATTTGCGGCCAATACAGCGGTCTTACCTGACGCAGACATTTCCCAATCACGTAAGGTCACATGATCATCAAACATGTCAGCAAGTGCGTCTAACTCTTTGTTTGAGAATGCTGCAAAATATTCTAATGCTTGATCTTTTAAATTACTCATCTGGGTGCAAACTCCTGTTGTAGTTTAATGTTGTCAAAGAATTCTTTCTTAGTACCTTGATCATCTTTAAACGCACCTTTAAGCACTGTAGTCTGTGTTAAACTGCTATGTGCCATGATACCACGATTCTCACAGCAACCATGTGTTGCTTGGATATATATAGCAACATCTGTAGCACCTGTTGCTTTTACAATCTCGCGAGCGATATCATTAGCTAGTTCTTCTTGAAGGGTACCACGACGAGCACACCATTGAGCAATACGAGTATACTTGCTAAGACCAATGAGCTTTTGAGCAGCAATAAGTCCGATGTAAGCAACACCAGCGACAGGCTGATGGTGATGACTACACATACTACGAAGTTCACTACGTACAACCAACATTCCTTCATATCTATCCTCGCTATCATTTGGAAACGCTGTCGCGTTAGGTGCCGGATCATAACGTCCTGACATAATTTCATGTATGTACATTTTTGCTAGTCTATGTGCTGTACCTTGGCTATTTGGATCTTCGTGACGATCAATCAGTAAACTATCTAATACGCCTTCAAATTTACCTGTTAGTTCATCAATTAGTTCTGCTTTTTCACTGTCTAGAATGTATTCGGAAATATTATCTCCTGCCCAATATCTAGCACCATCTGCCTTGATACGTTCAAGAATTCTTTCACTAATTAGTTTATCGCTCAATTTAATCTCCAATAGATTGGGTTATAGTTAATAGTATATAGGTTTATTTAGGTCTAGTCAAATTATTCGATAATAATTTCACGCAGATCCGGATACTGATAATATTTAGGTGTTTGGTCTACTAGGGGCAATTTTTCTAAACCAATCACAGCTTCTTCTATAGTGGGTTTATAGTGATAACCGACTTTAAATGTTTTTTGATTTTCCCATGGAGTAATAGATAAGTCACGCCCATCATAGCATTGATGTTTGAGTGTGTCGTAGACTTCTAGATCATCGGTTAAGACAGCACCACCACGTCCAATCTCAAGTGGTTTACCATAACCAAAACTTAGACACTGTAGTTGACCTGGTCGATACATATCTTGTTTAAGCAGTCTAGCACTGTCCCAGATGCGTGTACCAATAAATTGATATTCGCCGATCCAAGGTTTATCGGTTAGTTCGTAACTGATGCCCAACTTGTGCATGGTCATAGGAATACTAAGATAGGTATGTGCTGGGAATAATACACGTGTATGCTGATGATAACGTAGACAAAGTTCAATAGCGTGTGTACAGCAGTCAGTCATAACTGCATATGGTGCGCCTGTGAACTCGGCTAGTGCAGATTCAAACTCTGTGATCTTTTCAAAGCCCATTACTGAATGTTTTCTAGGAGTTTAGTTGCAGAGAAGAAATTGCTGGTCAGACTAGCGGCCTGTTGTGGAACATAGTCAGCATAGTCATTGTAATTGTCCATAAGGTCGACAATATTAGCAACGAGTTCTTGTTTGTGTTGTTGATAATTATCCCAAGATTCTGTCCAAGCACTTGGGTACTTCCAAATCTTGCTGAACATTTCGCTGTAACTCAGACGATCTGGTACTAAAGGAATAGCACCAAGTAGTGCACCTTCATACATGCTGATACCCAATGTTTCCTGTAGATTAGCACTGAACACGATCTTAGCTGATGCCAGTAAAGCATGATACTGTACTTTGGTTAAAGGTGTATCTTGACAGACAATAAACTCATACTGTGGTAATGCCGCTTTCAAATCGCGGAATATTTCTACCTGTTTCTCTGGAGCAAGGCGATGTGGAAATAAGATTAAATCACGTTTAGGCAATTCTTTAAATATTTCTAATGTTGGCTGCATATATTCCATCGGCCACCCACTACGCACAATTTTACTTTTATCCACTTCACCGGAGAATAAATTCTCTTCAAACATACGAATATGAAAGTCTGTGGCAAAGTAGTTATAATCTACGGCGTGAAAGAATGCTTTTTCACTATGTCTGACCCAATCAGCATCACCAATCAGACGTCCTAAAAAGTCCTGTGGATCATAACTGCCAGCATGCCATAGTGCGTGTATCGTTACTTTTATTCCCAGCAACTCGGACATGTATTTAAGATTAATAATGCCAGGATGCCAAGCGTCAGTAAACAAGAAATGATCACCCTGCTTAATGCTGCCACTTGTAAAGAGACGCCCCATCTCCTCAACCTGGCGGGCCTTATAAATGTTAGTACCACCAAAATTAAGAAAAGCGCCGGGAGTAGTGGCTGTAGGTATGTCTGTAGGGCCGCTAATAATGTGTACATCATGTCCATGTTCCTTTAGTAAATTAGGTACATGGCTTTTCCATTGACCCGTGTACCTGGTTTCAACAGCTTCTAGATCAACTAGAAATACAGTCATTATTGACCTCTGTTGTTGTTATAATTATTACGCCCAACATGCCCATTGCGAGCCTGCCATTGTTGACGTTTTTTACGACGTTCCATCCATTCTTTATACTCTGGAGATCTATATAGATCAGCAGGGTCATATTTGATCATACGGAAACGACAGTAGTTACACCATGCGTCTAGGTCATTGAAAATTTGTCTTACTTCTGGGGTTATACGTAAATATTTGTTTACCCAATTTGGAGTTGCCACGATAAATCTCCTATACAGTGACAGATTGATAAGGACGAGTACAGTTGTACTCAACATAACACCCATTTTCGCCATCTTCGGATACTTCTATCCAAACATCACGATTGGGATATTTTGC